CTAGCCCCATGATGTCGTCATTGCGCAGCACCATCGCTTTTTTCACAGGCTCAGGGAACTGCTCACCGCACGACGGGCAGGTCATCACCGAGATATGCACCAGCTCCCCACAGTGGTCGCACACCTTCACTGGCGCTTCGCCTTCCCCATCGCTGCTCGACTTCTTCGGCGGCTGCACATTGGTGATCGGGCCATGGGTTTCCACCACGCCAGCAAAGTCCAGCACCAGGCAGTGATCGGTATGGCTCTTGACCCTCATGCCCCTGCCGGCCATCTGCACATAAAGGCTGGCGCTCATGGTCGGGCGCAGCATGGCCACCAGGTCGATGTCGGGATAGTCAAAGCCGGTCGTCAGCACGTTGGCGTTGGTCAGGGCACGCAAGCGGCCAGCCTTGAAGTCAGTCAGGATGCGCTCGCGCTCCTTCTTCGGGGTTTCGCCAGTCACACACTCAGCAGCCACCCCCTGCTGGCGCAGGGCTTCGGCCACGTGCTGCGCGTGCTGCACACCAGCACAGAAGAACAGCCACGCTTTGCGCTCTCCGGCCAGGGCCACCACCTCGCGCACCACAGCCTGATTCTTGTCGTCAGTGTCCACAGCAGCTTGCAGCTCAGATTCGATGAACTCGCCCCCGCGCTTCTTCACACCAGTGACATCCAGCTTGGCCTTGGTGATCTTCGAGCGCAGCGTGGAAAGATACCCTTTGAACACCAGCTCCTCGATGCTCACAGGCGTCAGCAGGTCATCAAACATGGCAGGCTTGTCGGTTATCAGGCCATGCCCCAAGCGGTACGGCGTAGCGGTCAGGCCAATCACGCGCAGGCTCGGGTTGATCGCTTTCAGTTCGGCCAAGAGTTTGCGATAACCGCCTTCGTCTTTGTGGTTGACCAAGTGGCACTCGTCAATGATCACCAGGTCGATATGCCCAAGCTCTCGCGCCTTGCTCCGCACCGACTGGATGCCAGCAAACGTGATCGGCTCCCCCAAGTCCTTGCGGCCAATACTCGCGCTGTAGATCCCCATCGGCGCCCCAGGCCAATGCTGGCGCATCTTCTCAGCGTTCTGCTCGATCAGCTCCTTGACATGGGTCAGCATGAGCACCCGAGTCTCTGGCCAGTTTTGCAGGGCATCCTTGCACAGCGCAGCCACAATGTGCGACTTGCCTGATCCGGTTGGCAGCACCAGGCAGGGATTGCCCAGGCCACCGGCCTCGAACCAGGCATACAGCTGGTCGATAGTGCGCTGTTGGTATTCACGCAGCATCATCACCCCTTGCTCGGATTGCTCTGGCAAACGCTTCGCCAGCTTCCATTTGCCCAAGCGTTGACCACTCAGTCAAGCACACCCTTGCACATGCCTCACGCTCGGCTGCTGCAATGCTGCGCTCGTATTCAGTCCAATGCTCTTGTGTCCATGTGCGATTGCGCTCATCAGCACGGATAAGCTCCGCCAACCTGTGTATCTCAGGCATGAACTCCAGAAACAATTTCCAGTCATCACCAGCGGCTTCACGGGCCATCTCAATAGTTGTTTTCATCCGACAACCCTTCCGCCAAACTGCTTGCGCATGTCGTGCAGCTGCGTCCAGCCCTTGTCTGCACAGGCGGCAGCATTGGCCAACAGCTCACGCGAACTGAACACGCCCTCGATCTCAGGATCTCCATTGGCCACATTCGTTCCGTTGATCTCGTACACGGCGGTGTAATCGTCCGGCCCATCCTTGCGCTGCCACGGCACCAGATCAGGGTGCAGGACATGGCCCTCGCAGCCGGTACGCTGGGCATCCACCGGGATCACCGAGTCCCACTTGGCACAGTGCCATGTCGAGTCCGACAACGGGGTGGCCATCGCGCAGGTGCGGCAGTTCACATGCTCGGTCGTCTTGGTGTAGGCACAGAACTGCGACGCATCACAGAACTTGCACTGATACCAGGTCGCAGGGTCAGCACTGATCGGCTCGGGCATCCGGTCACTCAGGGCAATGCGCTGGCCACGCGCAATGGCAGGCAGTGCCACATCCTTGTCGAACTTCACACGCTCGGTATGAATCAGGTCATCATCCTTGCACACGGCCAGATACAGCGCACGGTCCAACCCAGTGCCGGCCATGTAGACCTGCATCTGCACAAAATGCTCAGGCTTCGACTTTTCCACGCCATCTTTCACCAAAGCATCAAACGATTTTTTAGAGTGCGTCTTAAACTCGGCCACATGCTTGGTTTTGGGGGCATCAGGCACGCCAGAGTCGATGATCGCGTCCAGGCTCCCAGACACATGGCTGCCAAAGTCAACACGGTGCTGGCTCGACACCTTGCGCACATCCATGCCGATCGCACGCAGGTCGCTGATGATCGTGGCCTCCTCATTTTGCCCACGGCGGAACAATCGCAGGATGCGTCCAGGGAACGAGGGCTGCACCGCCCAGCGAAACGACAACCACAGCCAACGGTCGCAAGGGTGGCCCAGCCCACTGGCCCCCATGTGAGGGCGCGGCTCCTCCTTCTTGGCCTCATGCGCTTTGTCAATCAAGGCCTGGATGGTATGCTCTGACTCGGGAATCTTCATGTTGTCTCTCCTTTGAGAATTTGCCCAGGCCTTCAACAGCCTGGGCATTTTTTTCGCTTACTTCTTAGCCCAAGGCGGCGCGGCCTTGGCAGTGGCAGCCTGAGCAGCCTCGGCCTGCTTCACAAAAGGCGGCACAGCAGCGGCAGCCGGTGCAGCACTTCCAGACATAGACTTGAATCCCTTCACCTCGTTGCTTGCGCCATACTGCGCGTCTTGCTTCACATCCAGCTTGATCGACAGGCTGTTGCCAATCAACTGGTCGGTGTCCGTCACCTTGGCCAAGCCAATCGCACGCATGATGTCCCCCAGCTGCTGGCGGCCAATCTCCTCGGCCTTCTGGTTAGGGTTTTTAATGTTCAGGTTGCCAAACACCACACGGCCCTGGTGGGTCGGGCCAGTCACGTCGTAGCGCAGCTTGATGTACTGGCCATTGCCTGCCTTCGTGTCCTTCAGCTCGGCCTGAGTGATCGTCACCGTGTACCAACCAGCTGGCAGCGGGTCAAAGTTTCCACCAGTGCCCTGGGGCAGTTCGTTGACGTCAAATGCTTCGTTGAGAAATGCCATGATATTTACTCCTTAGGGATGATTTTGAAAGATGGTCGGCCAGGCTTAGCCGTAATTGCACCGGCCAAAGGCCCAGTGATCGTTGCGTCTGTCGCCTTCCAGATCGCCATGTTCAGTTCGGGTTTCCAGCGGAACAGCTTGGCCAAGTGGTCTGTCAAACCAAACTCGGCGGCCAGCTCCTGCACCTTGTCGCCATCGACCTTGCGATCAATGCGGCCAGAGATCTTCACCACAAAGCCCTCGGGCTCCGCAGTCTCAGTGCCCTCGAAGTTCTCGGCCACAGCCAACAGCTTGACAATCTGGTCCTCGATCTTGCGGCGCTCACCAGTTGCCTTTTCCTCGTCGGCCTTGTGCAGCATCCACTGGCGCGACAGTTCTTTCAGATCAGGCTGCATCATGCTCCCCTCGCTTTCAGCATGGCGTCGGCCATTTGGTACGCGCCCTCGGCGATGATTTCCACGTTTGGCGCATCGTTGTTGTTCAAGCCGCAGTAGCCCTTGTCGTAGGCATCCCACATGATCTGCATCGCCTTGGCTGCAAAGTAGTCGCGCAGGGTCATGCCTTCCGTCGATTTGATTTGCTTGTACTGCAAGTCCTGCGAAAGTTTCGGAAAGGCCGATCCGCCTGTGTTTGTGTTGCTCATGCTTTGCCTCCGATCTTGGCAATGATCGCGCCCAGGTCTGGGGCTTCCCAGCCAGACAGCTTTCCAGAGCGATCCTTGGCCAGCCAGAGGCCATCCGAGTCGCACATCAGGGCGCGTTGCGTCACACCCTCAGCATCGCGCTCGACCCGCAGCGCCAGCACCTCATCAAAGAAATACGGCAGAGCTTGGCCAGTCTTGTTGCCAGGCATCGAAGGCGAATACAGCACACGGCCCATCTCGTCCTGCGTCTTTTCCAGCTTAGCGCTCATGTAAACATGCTTGCCAGGCAGATCACGGAACGCACGGATGATGTCGGCCATCTGCTCCTGCATCGCACCATAAGCCGCGCGCGGGTCTTTGTTCGCCTTCTTCTCAGTGTTCAGGCACACCTCAGCGATCTCGCTGATCGAGTCCAAAGCCACAGACTGAAAGCCCCCAGCTTCCTCGCTGGAAGTCAGCCAGGAATAAGCCTCGCGCAGATCATCCATGCTGGCAATCTCAATGTAGGGCAGATCCGCATCCTGAATAGACAACAAACCACCCTCAGCACTCAGCACCACCACGCTCGGCAAAGTCTTAACCAGCGTTGTCTTGCCAGCACCAGCCTGCCCATACACCAACAACTTCACACCATTGGCTGTCAAGCCTCCGGTCGTCTTCAAATTGATCGCCATGATTGGCTCTCCTTTTCTTTGTTTGCACCACTGTCAGGGAATCTGTTTGTGGTGTGATCGAATCATAAACCATTTTTTAGGGTAATATCCACACATCGAAAGATTTTTTTTCAACAGGAGAAACCAACATGATGACCCTCGAACAGATACGAGACGCCCTCTCAGACCGAATGCCCATGAAGGTGGCAGAGGCCACCGGCGTGCACTACAACACCATCCGCAAAGTGCGCGATGACCTCAACGCAAACCCCACGCACAAAGTCTTGCAGGCTCTCTCGGACTATCTGGAAAGCCGCAAGGTGACACATGGCTGACCTCTCCAAAGTCCTCGGCGGCCCATGGGCTCCACCACCAGAGAAACTTGTTTCGCCACCAGAGGTGCAGCTGATTGATGCCATCAAAGCAGCAGGCCTCGAACCTCCAGACCACATCGAGATGGACGGCAAGATCCACCGCTTTAAGTCAGGCACAAAAGGTGCACCAGGCATCGACAAGCCGGGCTGGTATTTGGTTTTCGGGGATGGCATCCCTGCCGGCCGGTTCGGTTGCTGGCGCTCAGGCATCGAAGTCACATGGCGTGCAGACGTAGGGCGCAAGCTCACCCAGACAGAGGAAATGGCCCACGCCAGACGCCTCAGCGAGTCCAAGGCCATGCGCGATGCAGCCCTGGAGCGTCAACACCAGCTGGCCAGCGACACGGTGGAGAAAATCTGGACTGGCGCTCAGGCAGCGCTCCCAGATCACCCCTACCTGGCCAAGAAGGGCATCGGCGTTCATGGCGCCAGGGCCACAGGAGACGGTCGGCTTGTCGTCCCCCTCTACGATCCAGACGGCACAATCTCCAGCCTCCAATACATCGACCACCAAGGCGGCAAGCTCTACCACCCTGGCGGCCAGACCGGGGGCAAGTTCTGGAAGATCGGAACCATGGACGAGCCGGGCACACTCTACGTGGCCGAAGGCTTTGCAACCGCGGCCACCATACATGAGACCACAGGCAGGCCAGTCGTCGTGGCCTACAGCGCCAGCAACTTGGTGCCAGTCACAGGCACACTCAGAGAAATGCACGGCGCAACCCAGGACATCGTTATCGTGGCAGACAATGACAGCTCAGGCGTTGGCCAACGCTACGCAGAACAGGCCAGTGCCAAGTTTGGGGCCAGGATGGTCATGCCACCCATCCAAGGCGATGCCAATGATTACGCCCAAGCAGGCAACGACCTGGCCAGCCTCCTCATGCCCTCCCATGATGACTGGCTCATCCCGGCGGATGACTTCTGCTCTCAGCCCTCCCCCATCAGCTGGCTCGTCAAGAAGTGGATTCAGTCCCAGGCCTTGGTCATGGTCCACGGGCCCAGCGGCGGCGGCAAGACTTTTGTGGTCTTGGACTGGTGTCTCAGGATGGCCAGCGGCATCGAGGACTGGTCAGGCCACAAGGTCAGGCCAGGCAATGTGGTGTATCTCGCAGGCGAAGGCCATCACGGTCTGCGTGGCAGGGTCGCAGCCTGGAAGCACCACCACCAAGCAGGCAAGCTCAAGATGTGGCTCTCCAAAGACGGCTGCGATCTCAACACCCCCACCGGCTACCTCAAAGTGGTCGAGCAGGTCAGGATGCTCCAAGAGCGCCCCAGCGTCATCGTGGTCGACACCCTGCACCGCTTCCTTCAAGGCGATGAGAACTCAGCCCAAGATGCCAAGACCATGCTGGATGCCTGCAACGCCCTCATGATGGAATTCAACTGCTCAGTGATCCTGGTGCACCACACCGGCGTGTCAGACGAAGCCCAGCACCGGGCCAGGGGATCATCAGCATGGCGCGGCGCTCTCGACATCGAGATCAGCATCATCCCA